AAGAACGACCACGCGTTAGGATATACCGCAGGGATATAGTACATACGCGCAAGGTCTTTAGTCTGTGGGTCACCAATCTCACCCAGTTCAGTGTTGAGTGCGTACCAGAACGCTTTGATGCGCTCGGTCTCAACCGTCTCGTCTAATCGAAAGACAATGCGAAACTTAGGATAGTTATCTACGTCTTTCGGATGAGTCGGCTCACGTGAACTTGCTGTATTGTAGACCACATAATCATACTGACCGAAGTCTTCACGTAATGCGTCTTCTAGGGCACTAAGAGAACCGGTAGGATAATTATGATCGTCCACATCAACACAGCACCAACCACCCCAACGTAGAGTATTGCGGTTAGCGCGAGTCGTGCCGTCCTCGAAAACAGCAGGAGTAATAAGAGCAGAACTGTTAGCACCACCTTTTTGTCCCTCTTTAGTCGAGAGTGCTTTCAGTAAACCAACGAAGGCATCCCAAGTATCAAAAGATTGCTTGCGATGAGTCTTGTTGTCGAACTGATTTTTAAATATAGTTAATTCGTAATTCATGTAGACATTATACCATAATATAGGGGGTCTGTCAACCGAAGAAATCTTCTAAGTATCGTTTGAAAAGTTCGGGGTCATCAACAAACCTCTCGTCCACACCACGGTAAATCCTTCGGACACTTTTTTTCATGTATTTTTTCAAATGTTTTTTCATAGTGCCCTCAGAAAACTTCAATCTCTTCTTATGAGACCAATCATTATCTTGTGACCATTTATCATTGTCTAAATGTTGTTGGGAAATATCAAAGTCAAAAGAGTCTAGTGGTCTATCACTTTTTCTTCCACCGCCTCTGATAAACATCCTCTTCCCAGAATGCGTATCTGTATGGTTAGTCTTATTATTAGGTATCATCCGAAGAAATCCTCTAGTGACGACGGAGGTTCCGCGTCCCAACCAACCGCATCAAGAATGGGAGTAAGTGGGTCTAGGAAACTTTTAGTAAACATCAGGTCATAATCGATATGAGTATGTAGACGCAACTCTTTTGGCATATTAAGTGGGTATGATATAACATTCTGACCCAAGTAATTAGGAACTTTCAGATAAACGAACTTAATCTTCTCGCCCGTCTGGACTTCCTGATACTTCTGTGTCAGACCGTGAGTCTTCAATGCGGCATTGTAACACAACGCACCGCGCACATGAATCGGTGTACCTTTCTTGAAGATAGTCTTGCGGTCTACCCATTTGTTCAGGGCAGATATACCACGAGGGAATGAAATATCTTCGGGTGGTAAGGTTCTGAAATGGGACTTAAAGTCTCGAATGTACTGTTGTGTGTCTGATTCGGTACCTTCTACGATAACCCGAAAGATTTCCTTGAACTTGTCACGCACGACCGAAGGTGTCGAAGACTTGATTGCCTCGATACCCATCATCTTGAGTTTAGGTTCTGCGTATTGGACACCCTCGTTGTTATGGACGTTCAGGATGTAACGTTTCTTAGCCATCCAGATACCACGGTCAGCGATAACTTCACGTCCCATCTCCATACGATTACTATATGCGCCAGTAATCTTCGCCATCTCTGCGTAAGATGTTTCCAGAACTTTCTCAAAGTGTTCGGAACAAATCTTGTCTAGGAATTTAACAGGGTCTTTAGGAGCAAACTTATCAACCAAGGCACCCATACGAATATAAACAGAGTCGGTATCAATTGCCACAACGTAGTCTTCATCTGTTTTAAGGAGGTTTTGCATTTCATTGTTAACGGCTCTCTCTGCCCATTTGATTGCGAGTTGACCCGCAATAGTAATTGATTCCGCAACTCGCTGATCAAAATATCTAAAATAGCGATTCCCAAGGGCGCCATAAAGTGAATTCATAAGAATCTTGATGGCGGCCTGTTTATTGTTCAGAGAGGTAATCTTATACTGGAGCGCCTTAGATGGATTATGTTGATACTCTTGTTGAAGTTCCAACATCTCTTTCTTGACTACCCGACGTTCCGAATAGTATTGTTCGATGATTGAAGGAACAACACCTTTTCGGTCGTGCGAGAATCTAACACCAGTAGGCGCAATAGAATGACAGAGTTTAGAATAATCAAAGTCGTCACTATACATAGTACCGTCTAGTATTTTATCCACAGACATATTTGGAACAATACCATCCAAAACAGTCTCGGGGGACATGTTGTACTGTACAATGATGTTAGGATACAGAGAGTTCAAATCGAAAGAGGTTACCCAGTCGTGCGAACCGACTTGAGGTTCTTTCACGTAACCACCGGCAAATGCGGACTTAGGTTTATCTGTCTTAGGTGGAACCACAATCTGTTTCGCGTTCAGCATACGATAGATGATGCTGTCCCAGATATTAGTAGTACCTAGGGTATCACCGTAGTTGGCACCTGCCTTATATGCCATAGTCAGGATAAGGGAGATGAGGTCGAGTTTCTCGTCCAACGCATGAACGAGTTCAACATCCTTAATGTTATAGTCGATGAACTTCTGGTAATCTTCTTTGTAGAGATTAAACAGGGTACCGTGTTCTTCGTAGTCGATTTTACGCTCACCGAGTTCGATAGTCGCGATGTGGTCGAGACGATACGATTCTTGTTGGGTATATGTGAACTTCTTGTAAACATCCAAGTAATCGAGATGCTCAATACCCTCAAGGATATATTCTTGAACCTTCTTACCGAAGTATTCCCGATTGCGCTCGCGGATGATACCCCAAGGCGATAGTTTAGAAAGTAGTGTTTCGTCACCAAATAGATTACGCGTACGGTTGATGATGTACGGAATATCAAATCCCATAGTGTTCCAACCAGTAATTACGTCGGGAGTATGGCGACTCCAGTGGTCAATAAACTTACGCAACAAATCCATCTCGTTATCGCATTTGATATACAAGACATCTTTACGTGTGACCACATAGTCATTCAGACCCCACACCCAGTAGACACCGTCGTTCTTGCGTAACGTAATAGAGATGACAGGATGTTCGGCCTTACTAGGTTCAGGGAACCCCGCGTCAGACGCAACCTCAATATCGAAGTTGGTGACTTCTACCGAAGAACGGTCGAACTCGATATCGGTCGGGAATTTTTTAGCGATGTACTGAAACACCATGTTATTCATACCGTACACATTGACGTTAGAAACGTCACGATACAGTTTATCAAACTCGGTCGCCTCAGACATAGAGTCGAAAGTCACGGGCGCGACATTCTGACCGTCTAGGGTTTTCCAAGGTGAGGTTTTGTCACTATTGACAAATAGAGTGGGTTTAAACGCAATCTTTTTCTTGACGCGTTCGCCATTTTTGTATCCGCGATACAGCAAGTTATTGCCGCGACGGACAACTGAGGTATAGAATTCTTTAGTATTTTTTATCATGTGGCCATTATAGGTTAATATGAACGCTGTGTCAAGAGAAAAAATCGGAAAGGGTAGCAGTATTGTTCTGTTCGTACCAGTCTCTACAAATGTCCATCACTCGCTGACGACGTTTGTAATTAATCTCACCATTATCTAGTAGTGTTTCAAATAACTTGTCTATCCCGCCACCTAGTTGTAGGTTGATGTGGGGTTTGACCTTACCAAGAACTTTTTCGATCTCAAACTCTTCTCGAATTATATTCTTCTGTTTTGGTTTGTTGAGTTCTTCCCACGAGAACTTCATAAAGAACTCGCGTACGCGTGGATCTAGATACGGAGTAACATGAACCTTACCATGTTTCTCTGCTAGATTAGTGTGTTGTTTTAGTCCTGCGCAGTCACCGTCGAGGTAGGCATTACGGAACTCATTCCAGTTGACTCTCTTCTGGTTGTTTTCTTTACAGTACTTGACATAGTTGCGCTTCTTTTTAAAAGAAGAGTATCTAATCATTGCTTTCTTAGAACACCCGAAGTATGCGTCAGCACCCCATCCAGTGATACAGTATTCTTCTGTCATGTTTTCATAACAATAGAGGAAGGGAAACACTGCGGCTTCGTAGTGGGATTTCTTGCGACAACCATGTTTGACTAGTCGGTGCCAGTCTTCAACTAGGTTATCAGTAGGGACAATAATAGTGGTGAACTCCCACCCCATGATTTCTGCGACTTCCTTTGCCTTCGCGTGGTCATAAGATGGTTGTCCTTCGAGATGGAAACTATACGCGTGTACAGTCTTCCCAGCATCCTGTGCAGCGATTGCCACACTGATACTGTCAACACCACCAGAAAGAAGTACCGCAACTTTATCATGCGGCACCTTTCCTGCTATGTGGTCAGAGAGAATTTCTCTAATCATCAATTACCCCATATGGCTCTTAATATAACTACCATTTAAAATATCCTTATCCCACTCACTCATAGGTCGTCTAGCAACATCTAGAAGTGTGCCCATTCCCATTAAATCAGTACCCTGAACTCGACAATGATTAAACTTAGTATTAGGTTTGCGATAATCGTAGTGTTTCACAACAGGGAGACCATCAAGACTCATCAATAGGTCGGTACACGTATGACCATTCCATGTCTGGTCTAGATATTGAACAGTCGCATCATTCTTGAATAACATATATTGGATGTACGGCTGGTCTGTTATATAATAACTCGCATCTATACCAGAATCCTGAATAACCTCAACATAGTCTTTAAGGTCGAACCACCCTTCCGTACGTGCGCGTATACGCATCTTCTTCGAATATATCACAACACCACTGTTTAACGCAATAGGTAATTGCCCATCTATACTAGGAAACTCAACACCCAACTTAGTTCTCACCAAGTTATCCCATTCTATAAGTTCAATGCGTTTGTGGTCTGGCATAGGATTATCCAGTACCCACAATTCAGGTACCATACCAACATCCATATTCTCATTGAATGCGTCGAATATATTATATTGTAGTTTCTCTGCGGGAAATATATCTAAGTCAGCAAACAGAACTTTATCATATTCATCGAACATAGGGTCGAATATAGGTTTTAGTGCTGAAAAGAAGTAACCCTTATCACCTACCGAATAGTTAAAATGTTTTGATAAGAAGTCAGGGTTATGTTCAAATATGTAATGAACACCTATACGTCTAGCATACTCCTCCATCATGCGACGACCCAACAAGATATCTGCTCTTAAATCACCATCCCAGTACTGGTAAATGACATTCATGTGGTAGAATCTTGGTTGATCTGAAACTTGCGGTATACCCCAGTTTTATTCAGACTAACATGATTGAAGTTAGACACATTACCATGTAATTGGATATTCGCGTGACCAAATTTAAGGAATCTATCGGACGCAACACATAGACACTGGAACATGAAAGTTGCGCGACCAGAGTTACTCATAGACCACGACTGTTCTTTGAAGAACTCAAAGAAATCGGTAGTTAAAGCAAAACTATCTTGTCCTAGAATTTCGTCTTTCAAGCAGTCTAGAAACTGAATCGCAGTGTCTTCTTCACCAATCTCCGACATGAGAGATGCCCAAGAAGCAAAGTTTCTTCGGTAGGGGGAATATTCTGAAACGCTATCAAAGAAATCGTCTATAATATCATTACCTCTCTTCACTATACCGGAATAACTTTTCCAATATTCAATGGCATTTGACATGTTAAGGGAAGGGAGACCCTTACGTTTTACCGCATCGCCCAGAGTAGTTATCTCACTAGCCTTTGCCTTTGGATACTTGCGTTGAATCTCATCACCGGCAGTACGCTTACGAGCTTCGGTTCCTTTGGTAAAGGTGTCAGGCATAACTCCCAGTATAACCGGAACTAATACCGTTATACCTAACTTTATCACAGCGATCAATCTATGCTGGAACTCAGTTATGTTACCATCGGTGTTGAATGTTAAAGCACCACCATCCCACAACCAACCTTCTCTCTCAATATTCCTAACAAGATTATTGACTTGATTCTTTTTAATAAGTCTATTATCATAGTTATGGTTGTCAAGAATGTATTGGGCGACTGTTGGAGTTAATAACAGCTGGGTAACCCCTTTTGTTTCTGATTTGGGATCAAACCCCAATTTTTCTACTCTTAAAGTCATATTTCGAATCCTCTATTTTATGACGTTTATATAATAGTACTATTACTTTATCGCAATAGCACCCACAAACAGGTGATTCATCCAGAACGGTTGAATCTTTGTTGAATCAAAACCAACTGAGGTCAGTAGACTAGTCAGGTCATTCCAAGTCATCGGTTTCAACATAGTTCGGAGAATCTTCTCTTTCTCCATAATATCTTCATAGGTAAAGTGCTGTGCCTTGTACTCATAAAACGTAGAGGTCATCATATCTTGGATACGTGAGTTCTCCGCATAAGTCTTCTCAGCAAAGATAAACGCACCACCTTCGTTGAGTCCGTCATAGATGTTCTGTAGTACTTTCTTTCTCCATAAAGGTTGCATAAACTGTAACGTAAAGATAGATGTCACAAGAGAACAGTTGGCGAAGTTGTGGTGGATGATGTTTTTGTTTTGAAAACAGACGTGATGACCACCTTCGTTAAGTCTTGTCTGTCGCGCAGTCATATCGTCTTGAAATACCGGAGCATACTCAACACCACAGTAATGTGCGTTAGGGGCAGTAGTATGATTCTGTTCAACCATTGCTTCGATAGTCTTACCTGTACTACATCCAATGTCAACGACCTTAGTATCGTTCTCTACAAAGTAACGTGATAGGTTTACCACGTCATCATGGAGCGTGGAGTAGTGACGAATCGAAGCATCGATGTGATTATCGAAACCTTCTTCGCGGTGACCAAACGTAAAGTCTTTATACTTCTCTCTATCTTTCATTATACACCTTCAATACGTTCTCATAAACGCTCTCTGCGACTGCTTTCATCATTAGTGGAGGAACCATACGACCAACACGTTCTGCCTTCTGGTTCCACTTACCCGTGAGTTTAAAATCATCAGGAAGTGACATTATACGCTTTAATTCACCTAGTGTCAACTTTCTTGGTTCACTCCAGTGAAATGCGCCGGCAGTAGTGTCACCATTACCCATTGCGGTAAGAGTAGGAGCAGGAGCTTCGAGAGATACACGTTTAAGGTTGAAGTGATGTCCTTTAGGATGATAGTCACCACCAGTCAAGACCTTATCAGGGAACCTTGGCATTAGAGATCCCGTGTCTTTCCAGTAGGCGGTTCTCTCGAACTTCTCGGTCAGATACTTGACTTCTTCCTCGTCATACTCCAAACCAACGAGAGCATCCTTCAGTGGAATTGTGGTGTTAGATGGTGTAGGGAATAAGTGATTCATTGTCAAGAAATGTAGACCAACCTTGTCAGCAACATCTTGTCTCACGGCAATGAAGATTACACGTGAACGAGTTTGCGATACACCATAGTAACGAGCATCTAGTACTTCCGACACAACCTCGTAACCAATATTCTCAAACTCGTTCAGGATACGTGCGTAGTATTCCTTAGCCTCACCAATAGTAAGACCTTTAACGTTCTCCGCGATAATAACCTTGGGTTGAATATCGTTAGCAACACGAAGGAACTCGAAGAACAGGTCTTCAATATTCTCGACAATTTTACCATCAGAGTATTTTTTAGTTTGTCCCCATCCATCAGAATGTTTGCCATCCGATGAATGGGAAAGTTTCCCTGCGACAGAGAATGCTGAACACGGGGGTGACCCGTCAAGAATGTCCAGTTCACCTTTCTTGAGACCGACAAGGTCTAGAAAGTCTTGACCAGACAATTCTTTGATATCGTTGGGGACGATAGGAGTGGTAGGATAGTTATCTTTGTAGGTGTTACGTGCTTCTTCGACAAACTCATTGATCGCGAGAATATCACCACCGGCAAGACGATAACCAGTGGATGAACCGCCACCACCCGCAAAGGTGGAGACTACGTTAAATTTCTTTTGAGATGCTGCGTCGTAAACATCTTGTAATGTATAGGGGGTGTAAGTCATAATATACCTTCAGTTGTATAAGTTGCATTATACAGTATTTAGCGTAGTATGTCAACTAGAATATAGCACATACAGTCATTCAATTCATGCTGATATTATACATGACTCTGAAGGGTTTGTCAATCAATTATTGCGAAAAACTTGTGTCGTGTCCAAGGTTCATTAATATGAGTCTCATTATAACCGTGATGGTCTTGAGTAACTAACAACCTCTTAGAGATGACTTGAGTGGTAGGTGTAAGAATACCTTTACCATTCTTGTCAAGCATATTGAACGGTTCGCCAATGTCGCGACAAAAGGTCAAAGTATCACACCCATGCCATGGATGTATAGCAGTATCAGATAACCCCAGATAGTTTACTTCAGGTAGTGCCAGATGAGACGTGGTGTACGTTCTAAACAATCTCTGTAGGGTACAGTACGGGCCGCAGTTGATTGGAAAATTATTATTAACAAGAGTATGATTCGCCCAATGAGCAAACCGTCTATCTAGGGAATACATCCCCATAAACAAACCTATGTTGGCGTAAAGCATACTGTCCGACGCCTTCGCGAGAGATTTAAACACCTCGTATCGCTCAGGAATCAGATAGGTATCATGTTCTATAACCCAAAACTTCTCACCGGACTCTGCTTGTTGTCTCATGAGTTCCCAATGAGAACACATTCCTGCCTTCTCTGTAGGAGAGTGATCGTCCTTCGCGTTACCAGAATGTAGGTCGACTCCCATGAGACTAGCCTTCCAGTTGTAACGGTCTACATGTTCTTGAAACGTATCAGACTCAGGAGTGATAGCATCAAACACTTCTATACCATCAATAAACCCATCGTCAATAGCACATTGAAAAGACTTCCGAGAAATCTCAGCATACTCTTCTGACCTTTCATTACCCTTGATTACTATCTGTCTTACTTTCAAGAAATTCTCCTTTTGATAAACTCTTCCTGATTACCACTTCTTAACCTACAATGAACAAACTTAGTAGTTGGGGTTCTCATATCATTCCAGATTTCAGACACATTATTAAAAAGCTTCACGCTGTCTGTCCATATATGACCATTCCAGTCCTGACTTAACAATTGTATGTCAGCATTATTCTTATGTAACATATACTGAAGATATGGTTGAGCGGTCAGAAAATATTCATCAGGCATTCTATTTTCAAAGTCATTTAACCTAGGTGCCTTATCAATCATCCACTCTACGTATTCAGGTAGGTCAAACCAGTTCCTCGCTTTCTCTCTGATTTGTTTTGAATACAACACGACTCCGCTGTTAAATGATACATCAACAACAGCAACTTCTTCCTTCCATTCTTTTAGTTTCTTTAGTTTAGTCGGAGGAATTCTATCATGGAAGGTTTCTTCGACGACTCCGACTTCACCCGTGAGTTCATCAAATATATTATCAGTCAGTCCCTCGATAGGAAGAACATCAACGTCCGCGTAAAGAATTTTGTCGTATTGGTCAAACCGAGGGTCTAGTAAGGGTTTCAGTGAACCGAAGTACACGTCATTATTTTGGATACGATTACCAGTAGTGTATTGGTAATGTGTTTGTAAGAAATCGGTATTATGCTCGAACATGTATTCAACACCGACAGTCTTAGCATATTCTGTCATAAGATGAACGCCCGCTTCTACTTCAGGGGTGATATCACCATCGAAATATTGATATATAAGATTCATTCATCAGTTTCCATAATTAAAAAAAGGGAGACATTGCTGTCCCCCTTATTTAGTTAAGCAAGTAAGGTTAGACAATACATAATGGTATAGCCACTAAGTACCGCAGCACAGATAACACCGATTTGGTCAATACGACTGTTATACGATTTTCTCTTTTGCATTTTTTGTTTCCTCGTTAGAATTGATTGATATCTTACGAGGCTTCTGACTATCAGGTATTACGACTTCCAATTTTATGGCAAGTAACCCATTCCTGAAATCAGCTCCAGTTACTTCAACATACTCCGACAGACGGAATTGTTTCTCAAACTTCTTAGTTGAGATACCCTTGTGAATATATTCCCTACCACGGTCTTCATGCTTACCTCGAACGGTAAGTGTGCGGTTCTGTATTACGATATCGATTTCATCTTCACCGAAACCGGCACATGCTAATTCGATAAGGTAATTGTTACCCCCAGTAGTAATAATATTATGTGGGGGAAAGTTATCGCCCGAGTTGCGTGAGACGCGGTCTAGGTCTTGAAACATAGAATCGAATCCTACGAATGCTGAGCGAGGGAATAGTGATTTTGTTGCTGTGTTTGTCATGTAATGACTCCTTAATTAAAAGCAAGTATAATAGGATACCCGAACCATTCGGCATATCCTGAGTCGCTATTTATACAAATAACAACCTTAGTAGTATTTCGACGGACAAGGGTCACCTTCAACTCCGAAGGAGAAGGAGACTCGTGATTCTCGTGGAATTACTTGATGATGCGTACCTCGGGGGAGGTACACGTACATACCCGGCTTAAAATCAAAAGGTTCATTGTTATTGACACCTTCTACTTTTAAACCGACAGTGCTGATCACTTGGACGAGAAAAACGTCCATAGAGTCTTTATGCCAAGGGTATGACCCACTCGCACGACCAAATCCACTAAACGCGATGTTAGTGATTTTATTGGCGTGTAGGGTGAATACGTCTTGCATCTCTTCATAAATGTTCTTAGCAAACTCCGGAGCACTTCCGCGAGAATGAAACTTATTTAATCCGATACGCATTTTGTCTGAGTTGCGATCATATAGATCGTCTGGATGCGAGTCCATCATCTTCATGAACTCATTCCAGCTGTAGGTATCTTCCATATTAAACGGAAGACTACCCACAAACGGAATTTTATTTTTTATATTGTCGTCACGGTTTTCAAAAATATCATAATAATCTGACATGATTTAGGTATTCCAAATAATTAATTATTACCTATATTGTACTTAGGCTGTAATGTCCAGTTGGCCTTATCTTGGTACGATATAATTTTAATCTGCCTCATCGGAGCGCAGTCTTTAGCAACTTCTTTATTCACTATGGCAACAAGACCCCAGTCCTGTAATAGAGTTGCTATGGTATTGCGACGTTCTACATCGCCTTCCTCAAGATTACTTTTCTTCCCATCTAGTAAAAACAGTTCTTTAAAATGAACTATGAAGTATCTACCCTGCTTATGTAGGATATGACAAGATTGGAATAGAGTATTGTCGCGACGGGATGCGACACCTATTCTGGTCAAAGTTTCTCTAACTTTGAGGAAGTCATCTGGCTCAGCCAACGTTATTTCTAACATCATATCTAAGTTCCATTTAACGAGATTTTTCTCTTCCACCTTTATACACCTTATTTTTTATTACGCTGATCTGTTCATCAGTCAATAATGATAGAGCCTGCCTGGCCTTTTCATTACTGTATCCATAATATTCTTTTATTAATTGAATGGCATCAGTCTGACTTGCTTTATTCCACTTAGAAAATCTCTTTCTTTTCCTAACAATATTTATAAGAAAGTCATTCTGAAGTCGCACACTAATATGATGTAATCTGTTCATTTCGTTGGCAAGAATTACGGTATCTGAGAAGTAGGATAGAGACCTATTAATCAGATAACTGTTATAATATGTATCATTATCCGCGTCTCCGACCAACAAATTCTTCTTGGTGTCATTAATGCTTTTTACGAAGTCAAAGGGACTTAATTTTTTAGATTCGGTCATCTATCTTACACCATCCTCTTCTAAAGTCTTTTTCATATAACGTATTAATTCTAGCAATCTGGTCTGCAGTCATGATACCATCGTATACTTTCATAGTACTAGCGTTGTCATGAATGTTTAGTCTATCCGCAGACAACCCCAGAGCAGAGGACTCATTTATCAGCACTAGTAATCTATTTAGTTCACTGATATCTACGACAATATCGTAGTCTTCCGGAACGCCCATGTACCATGACTGAGTATAGAAGTGATTATTTTTAACAGAACCATCTTCCATAGATATAATAACTTTTTCAATGTCACTATCCAATGAAGGAAGTTCATTACCACGGCCACTGCGAATGTGGCGGGCCTGGTTCGCTACGATGTACTCACACGCAGATTTGAATCTATCAATTGGATCTCTTCGAACCGCAAGTCTAAAACTATCCTTACGGAAGGGAATATCGAATTGGTCTCCTTCTTTGCGGACTTTATCTAGTCTACCCGCACGACCAATATACTCATCGTGACCTCTATGAATTCTATATAATTCTTTTAGGGTAGACATACCGTTCTTGGGGCAAAGTCTCACATCAACATTATTAGGAAAATATAATACGTTATCGGCGGGAGACATTTCATATAGTGAAGTATTTTGCATTATGCTTTTATTTCCACGTTTGCCATGACCTCAGTGAGGCAGGCGACTAGGTTAAGTTCGTGATCTTGAACAAACGCATTCTTATATTGATAATCACCAAGTATCAGCACTAATTGTGGAATACTATTGGGCACAACATAATCATACATTTTATCGTATATGCCACGGAAAATCGCAGCAGGTTCTATATCTATATTATTTACGACCCAAGAACGCATACTCTTAAAGTTTTTATCTCGAATAGACTTGAATAACGCAGTATATGGGTCAGAGACTTGCTTAGCTGCTGTTAGCGGGATGTTCAGAGTGCCAGAGATAGAACCACGCTGCATCTCATTGATGACCCTGCGCCAGTCAGGAGCGTGCCGCATGATGAGGTTTGCGATCACGTTATTATCAAACTGAACGTTCTCTTCTTTGAGAATATGTTGGGCGCGAGACATGAATTGCCCACACAACTGAACCATAACTGTTTTGTTAAAATTGAACTGGTATTTGGAACATCTAGAGTGAAGAGGTTCGATAATACGGTTCTCGAAGTTACAAGTCATAATAAAACGACAGTTCTTAGAAAACTCTTCGATGAACCCACGGAGAGCAGGTTGGGTCGATTGGGGATTGAGGTAGTCCGCCTCATCTAGGATGACAACTTTGTAACCACCCTGTAAGGATACCGAGGAAGCAAACTGTTTAATCTTACCACGTAGGGTATCAATGTTACCTTCTTCCGACCCGTTCACAATGATGTAATCTACGTCCAGTTCTTCACAGATAGCACGTGCGACAGTAGTCTTACCAGTACCAGCGGTACCAGTGAACATCATATTAGGAATCTCGCCACCATCGACGATTTTCTGGAAGGTGGTCTTCAGTTCTGTAGGAAGGATTGTTTCTGAAACTTTTGATGGGCGATACTTCTCAACCCAAAGGAATTCTTTGCTCATGTGTTACTCCATAATAAAATAAATGTATCTTTCAACGAGAGCTATTATACTACAATAACTCTCTCATGTAAATAGGTATTAATCAAATAAGTTAAATAAATCTAAAGATTCCCACGGCCAGTAGGTGTAACCAAAATGTCCCCACCTCGCGGTCTCTTTTAAGTTTATGGAAAAGAGATCGAAACGGTCAATGATTCCTTTGGGTGTCAGGTCAACAGTATCCAGAACCAATTTTACGAGGTCTTCGCGCACTTGTCCGTCCGCATAGATGTATAAACTAGTGGGTTCTTTCACACCAATAGCATAACTCAACTGAACGGTACAGTTACTCACACCAAAAGAATGAACAATATTCTTTGCGATGTAACGTGCCATATATGCGCCAGAACGGTCAACCTTGGTACAGTCTTTACCACTAAACGCACCACCACCATGTGGACAGTACCCACCATAGGTGTCTACAATAATCTTTCGACCAGTAACACCAGCATCACCATCAGGGCCGCCAATGATAAACTGACCTGTGGGATTAATAAGATATTCAGTTTGGTTATCGACCCAATCACCGAGACATTTTTTGATAAGTTCTTTTATATTAGTTCGTACAATCTCTATATCTTGCTTTGCGGTATGTTGCGCACTACAAACGACTTTAGACACTCGAAGAGGTTTACCTGTTTCAGCATAATCGACAGAGACCTGAGACTTGATGTCGGGGCCATACTTTGAATACGCACTAACACTTTCTATTATCTTTTTACTGAGACTAATTGCGAGAGGCATATAGGTATCGGTCTCTGTACACGCATAACCAAACATTAGTCCTTGGTCACCCGCACCGAAGTCATCAGTACCTAGAGCGATGTCAGCAGATTGACCGTGTAGTTCATTGTAAACCTTTAAGTTTCTCCAATGGAAACCATCTTGTTCGTAACCAATTTCATACACAACGTCTCGAACAATCTGTTCAATACGTTTCTTGTCAAACTTATCGCTCTTATATTCTCCAGCAAGGACTACCATGTTAGTAGTTACAAGGGTTTCGACCGCAGCGCGATGGGAGGGGTTTTTATCTATCAGGTAGGTTGCTACAGCATCAGATATGATGTCAGCAATTTTATCGGGGTGGCCACTACTAACGCTTTCACTAGTAAAAGTGTAACTCATAATAAATTCTCATAATATATAAAATGGAGCCGCCTATCCGATTCGAACGGATCACCTGCTGATTACAAGTCAGCTGCTCTACCAAATGAGCTAAGGCGGCATTTACTTTCTAACTATTAGTATATAGTCAGAGTTTAACTATCAATGTTACCAGTATAGCAAGTAGTAACATATTAGTCGTAAAGATTTCTATCGCTAGTATTGTGTGATACCAAACCCAACGAGTCTTGTAAGCATTCTCGACGGTAATATCGTCGGGGTCTGCATCGGTCATTGGTGTTGAGGTTATTCCTCTTAAAAATTTAAACATCGTTACGCCGTATGAGAGTTACTTTAGCATTATGGTTTTCCGTTTTAGCAGGCCCTTTACTAGGAAAGTACCTACAGTAGTTTACAATAGAATATAGACCGTCGTGTTCAGCATTAAACTTTCTAAACGTACTAGCGACAGAATCAGTTTCAGTGTCGTCTAGGACTATAAAAGGTACTTTAAGTTGATGACATAAATTAAGGTCGTTCATAGCACATTCTTTACTATGACCACCATCAACAAATACCACGTCTAGACCTTTAGGAAAGTTGTCTACAGTCATTGTCAATGAATCTATTTTAGTGAATTCAAATCTATCACCAAATAGTTCTTTAGTTAACACGGCATTAGGTTCGGTGTAATCATGAAACCCTATGTCGTAAGAATGTACTTTAAGATTAGGAAACAAAGTGAGTAGCAAATTACTACTATGTCCTGCGTTAAATCCTATCTCAGCAATACTCTTAAAGTTAGTTAACTTCTGAACACCATACCAGAACTGAAATAATCTGGTTTGAGGTTTCATATAGCCTTCAGTTATCTTTCGTGTTTCTAGATAGGGGAAAGATATTGCCTCTAACTCGTCATATGTGTATTTAGTACGATCTTTTAAATAATCAGTCATTTCTTCTTTTTTCACTATAATGACGCACTATGTATATTCGAGTAAATGCGACAACAGAAAACCAACAAGTAATTATGTTAGAAATCCAGAACGGACTGGTTATCTCCCACTCACCTACAATCAACCACAAAAAGAAAATGTTGAGGGGGTAATTTATCATCGCCCCCGTCAACACATGTATCGCAGCTTCTTTAGCTATATAGGGATTTAGTTTAAACAACTATTTCTCAAAACATCTACTAGATTCTCGGGAGAAGAAACACTGTACGGGTCAAGTGGACAGTCATCCATACAACCATCTTCAGGTAAGAAATTCGTGACAACCATGTCATTAACTACCATAGAATATCTCCAAGAACGTTCACCAAATCCTAGATTACGTTTAGATACAGACATTCCAAGACTGAGAGCAAAGTCACCATTACCATCTGGTAACATCTTAATATTCTTGATACCTAACTTTTCTGCCCACTGAAACATACTGAAGGCATCATTGACAGATGTACAATATATTTCATCAATACCTAAGTCCATAAACTCTTGGTACATATGTTCGTAAGAAGGTAACTGTTCGTTAGAACACGTAGGAGTAAATGCGCCTGGCAGTCCGAAGATTACTACACGTTTACCACCGATCAGTTCAGATAGATTTTTGCGCACCCAAACAAATGGGTTGTCTCCACCTATAGAGTCATCACGTTCTCTGAGATGAAATGTCACGTCAGTTAAAAACGGGTCAAACATATTTTACTCCAATAAAAGTGATGGTGTGGGGTGATCATAATAAACATATATTCAATCAAATCAATGGGGGCAAAGAAATATTGCCCACACCATCAAAAGGGTTACAAATTATTTCTTAGCAGGTTTACTGCTGGATTCTTCGATAGCGGCAGCTGCGGCTGCTTGAGCAATACGCTCATACAACGCGACTACTTGAACACCTTGGTCACGTAGTTGACCGATAGTGGTGAGTTCTTCACCTTTAAAGGCACCACGGGTTACGATGGTATCAATAACTGCGATACACGAACGTGCTACGCGGTTTGCTAAATCATTAAGTTGTGCTTGTTCTGGGGTCATTATTTTGCTCCTGTTGATGAATTTTCTACTGCAATAAAGTATTCGATTTCTGATTGAAGAGACTTGAATTTAGAAATGAGACGATTGCTCACACCAACCTCGTAGTCTTCACCAATCAATTTAAGGTTATTCACACCAATAACATAATTAAACTCAGAACCTTCGGGGTACGTACCCTCTACGGTAATTGAGAATGAATTAGATGATTGGGATGTCTTGGACTTACCGTCGACGACGATCTCAATAGCACCATTACTTGGTCGTATATTAATCTCTTCGTGACCTAGCGCTGAGGCGGCACGTTTGATTTTAGACAAAGTATCGTTAGTGAGAACGAACTTGACTTCAGCATCTGGCATCTGAATATCTTTCTTAGGTGCCGTCAGCATTTCTGGGTCGCAATAGAAATACTTGACTGAAGATAGTCCGCTTCCATCCCGTATAGAACAGTTCTTTTCATCGAACTCGATTCTTGGATTGTCTACAAGATTTAGTACTGACAAAAACTCAGACAAATCATAGATACCAAAGTCAGTCGGGAAAGACTCTTCTATTACAGCAGTTACAACCAAGTTCTTCTTGATTGACATAGTTTTTAAAATGTTGCCTTTAGCGACAACGATGTTGGGGTTAATGTTTGCGAAGTTTCGCAAGATGTCGATTGTTCTACTAGTTAATTCCATTGAATGTTTCCTCGTTCAAGATGTAGCCATTATATATTAAATGGGGGTGAGTGTCAAGTAATTTCTTTCATTTTACTGAAGTTTTTGTCTTTATAGAATGTCAACTTACGTTCGAAGTGAGCATCCTCAAGTTCAGCCTTGTGTGATATAACGAACACGTTAGTGTCCTCTTTAAGAGTTTCGATAATCTTCATTAGGTTATCTACACCCTCACCGTCAAGTGACGAGTCAAACGTCTCATCTAGTACCAACAAGTTAGTCGACACCGAGTTCTTCATCTTAGCAATGGTACGCCAAGTGAATAACAGAGATAAATCGATGCGCTGTTTCTCGCCCTCAGAGAATGAGTCGTAAGAAAACGCATCACGATAACGTGACCGAATAGTCTCGTTAAAACTTTCATCCAGTTCAAAGTGAACGAAGAAGTCCAATATTTGGAGGTACTGGTTCGTTAACTGATTGATTACTGGAATATATTGCTTAATAATTTTAGTCTTGATACCAGTATCACGCAGTAGTTCACTCGCAATTCTATTGTAAGCAGACTTCTCGCTCAACACATACTTGGTATCGGTAAGAGAATGACTC